AACAACCTAAGTAAATAGGAGTCAATCTTTATGGTAAAAGTTTTGACTTTTAAAAGCAATGTGTTTTATTTTCAAAATTATTAAGCTAAGATAAAAGAAGCAACCCATGTCAAGCGGTGGTAAAGGGTTGCTTACCTTATTTCTCATCAAGATTAGCAGAAATAAATCCAAAATAACCAGTAATAGCACTAGACGCAATTTGCATACTAGCCTGAATTTTCGAGTCATCCATAAATAGTGAGACACAAAAAATAACTAATCCAGTTATAGCAATAAGCTCAGGGCGATATTTCATAATATTACTCTCTAATTCTAAAAATTTTCATTGAGGCAACCCAGCCATCAGAGGAAAAACTGTGATCAATTTCTTGAATTTGCCACACCCCATCAAACCTACCAAAGCCTTTGATATTGAAATTAATTCCTGCAATTTGCCAAAATTCACCCTCCACAACTAAGTCACCTGACCACTCCTCAGCATTTGCCTTTCTTAATTTTTCCTTTGCTTTAGCTTGAGCTTCACTTAAACTTTCAGCACGTTCATTAATGACCAAAATATCGCTAGAATTATTTTCTCTTTCAGCCTTTATAAAAGCACCAATAGCCTGATCTCCTCCTACAAAATAAACTAAATTTACCCCTTTATAAATACCACTTAATTTTTTTGTAGCTGAAAAACTGGTAATTTCTTTTCGAGTAAGAGTAAAATCAGCAGGTTGCTCATCCAAGTCTTGCCACAGATAATTAATAATTTGATTACCCTGAATCTTGAATAAATGTCCATAATCCTCAGATAATCTTGTTAAAAATTCTAAATCACTTTCTTCATTCTGAGTAATCCGTTTAAAAGTAATAGCAAAAACACTACCTATAGAGGTTAATCCTTGTCTTGTGGCAATCAAGGTTATCAAATCACTGAGAGTTATGTTCTCATACTCTTGAGAACGTTTCTCTCGTAAATTTTTAGAAAAAGGCGTTTGTTGAGCGCCAATAGTAAATTTATCGCCACCATTATCAAAAGAAAATTCTAATAAATCAATCTCAAAATCTTTGACATCTAAGCGTCCACCTTCTCCAAAATATTGAAAAAAAGCTGAAATTCTTGCGCTAGTGGAAGGAAACCACTCATTTTGCCAAATCTTTTCCCTATCTTCTAATTCCATTTCAATACTAGGGGAACTCCCCGTTATTTTATCTGTGTAAGTGAAATTCAATAGAAAGTACGTTACATCATTTGTAATATCGGCATCTTGATAAGTGATGCCCACAAAAGGTTTTCTTACCGTTCCCATGGCGGTATAATCCTCCGAATAACTTGCTCTGTCACTGGTATAGAGATAATTACTCCTTCAGGTAAAATAAATAATCCCTGATATAAAGGATTCGTATTAATAATGTCAACATAATCGTAAGGATTATCTCTAAATTTAGATGCCACCGTATCCCAGCGATCGCCTAAGATTGTTTCATACCGATAAAAATTAGCCATAATAAATCAAGAAAGAAATTGAAATAAATTAGTATTAACCGTTTTTTGTACCTCTCGTAATTCTCCACCAGCAAACTCTAATAGTTCGACAGAAACTTCTAAAATAGCTACCGTGCCAGTGTCCTCTTCATAATGTATTTTTATAGGTTTTTCTTTGATAGAAGTAATAACCCATTGCCCTTTATAAATTTCTCCAAAAACAAAAGGTAAAGGTATTTTTTGACTAGCTAATTCTCTCAATTCTACTATTGCATCTTCAGGATCTATCAAGCGACGATGAAAAACTAAATCAAATTGAATCCGATTTAGATCATCCCCAACTTGTTGCAAACTAGCTTTTCCGTCTAATTTTTTGTGAGTAGCATAAGTAAACTCATTATTTAATTCAAAAGACTGAAAATCATTGTCGACTACTTGAAAGACTAAAGTACCTAAAATAGCAACAATCATAAATTAAGCCCTCATATATTTAGTACGCTCTTTCTTTTGCATAGCCTTTTCTACAATTCTAGCAATCTCAGCACCTTCCGCTCTTAATTGCTGAACAAAACTAGCTTCGTTCTTTGCACCGTTTAAGGCTATATTTACCGTAATAGGGGAGTCGCTAATCATCGAATTATTAGACTGACTCGAATTATTTTCATAATTAATTCCTTTAACTTCTGGAATAGTAGAGACAGAACTAATCCCACTAATTTCTGGAATATTTGGGAGATAACTAACCATCGTATTTTCTAATACCCCAATGTTTCCACGAATCCCCTCCGCCATAGTACGGGGTATTGAAGCACCCGAATAAGTAAGATCCGATAACGGACCAACTTTAGCATCCGAGAAAGGAAGGAAAGATCGAACCTGACTCATTGCACCACTAACCGCATCAGAAACCGCTCCCACACTTGACTTAACACCATTAGCTAAAGCACCCATCAAAGCCTTACCAGCATTCGTAAAAGTACCTACAAAACCCAAAACAATATTTGCCGCTTTATTTAAAACATTACTAAAAATTGGAGGCACACCCATAATCTTCTCTGCCCACGCTGCAATGGAGGCCGCAATCTTAAGCACACCTCCCACAATTGCAGCAACCCCATTCGCCATGGCAATTCCCACCGCCGCAACAAAACCAATTACCGTAGCAATCGCTCCCGTAAAAACTCCCACCACTGTTTGAAAAACCGCAGTCACAACGGCTTGAAAACCCATAAAGATACCATTAACAATCCCAAACTCTTGCACTGCACCAACAAAAACTTTAATAAAAGCAATAATTGCCACAATGGCCGCAATCGCTGCAATAATAGCAACAGCAATAGGAGCTAAAGGAGCTAGAAAAGCAACGGCCGCACTCGCCCCACTTGCCAAAGCAACACCCATACCAGTAAAAAATCCTGCCGCACTCAAGGACATTAACGTACCAATAATAGAAACTAAACTTCCTAAAGGAATTAAAATCAATCCCACCGCCGTAACAATTACTCCAAAAGCTACCGCAATTTGTAAAATCATCGGATTAACCTCAGCTAATTTACTGATAAATCCCGTAAATCCTTTGACCAAGGTTGTCAATCCCTCTAATAAGCCTGAATTTGCGATCGCAATCCCCAAACTAGCCATACTATTTTTGAGTAAGGTCATTTGAGCTTCAAAAGTATCCGTCATAGTAGCTAACCCACCATCAAGACTCGTTCCCTGTCCAGACATTGCCTTTTGCATTAACTCAAAAGATTTTCTAGCACCATTAGCTGAATTAGCCGTTCTCAAAGCCTCACCACCAAATTCCCCAAACATTGCTTCTGCTGCAATCTGAGCTTCAGGACCAGTCTTCTTGATAGCATCAAAAAGTTTTAACATTGCCTCCGTCCCCTTTCCTTGCAACATCATGTTTTGCATCTCTACCACTGAAAGACCTAGCATTTTAAATCCTTCTTGAGCTCTTTTTGATCCACCACCCTTAGCTAAAACACTAGCAAATTTCTCAAAAGCCCTTGCAGAAGTCTCAGGCACAATGCCAACATCTTGCATAGTTGCACCAAAGGCCGCTAATTGATTCTCCGTCATTCCTGCCGTTTTGTATAGTCCAGCCGTTCGCTTAACAAATTCAATAATTCCACCTTCTCCCGCCGCCAAAGAATCCCCTAGATTATTTACCACATTACCAAAAGTCTCTAATCTTTTAATATCAGGCATTCCGTCATTGAGCATTCCAAAGTTAGCGGATATTTTACCCACCGCTTCACCCGTCTCATTCGCCGATAAATCAAAAGCACTAGACATTTTAGCTACTGTCTTAGTTATCTCAATAATCCCACCTTTAGCAACACCAATTTTTGAAGCTTCTTCACCAATGGTGATTAAATCAGGAATAGACTTCGGAATCTCTTTACTTAAATCAATAAATTCTTTTCCTAAGCCATCAAGTTCACTCCCCGTAATCCCAGAGATTCTGCTCAAAGAAGCCATAGCGGTTTCGTATTCGGAAGCTACGGCAATTACTGCACCCCCCACATTCGACATGGTGCTAACGATGTTATGCCCCACCGCAGTCATTTGACCACCGATACGTTGAAACTGCTCTCCCATAGCAGATCCAGCCGTAGTCTGGTTTAAACTATTTAATTGTTCCTGTAAAGCCCGAAGCTCACCTAAAGCCTGATCTACCTCTGCTCTTATCTCTAACCTTAATTGTGCCTCACTCATCGCTTTTGCTTACTAAGCTCGTTAATTTTTTGTCTATAATTAATCGCCTGATGTAGCCAATACACGCCATCAGACGACTCAAACTCTAAAAACTCATTTAAGCTACAGCTCAAAACTTCACAAGCGAAAATTATATCTTCACTCGCACAAATTTCGGCTTTTTTGGTGTCACCAAAGGCATCAAAGCCTGAACATCCCCCGCTGGTAAATCGAGTAAATCATCGTATCTCAAAGCCTTATCATCTATCTTTATGAGAAAAGTAATTAACCAAAAAGCAATGGCACTAAGGTTTCCGTTCGACATTCTATTAGCTTTGTTGTCGTGTTTAATCTTGCGAGGTTCGATAACTTCTATTTTTCTCTCTCCTAGCAAATAACTTTTAGGGTAAGTATCAACTTGAACAGAGACTAACTCTTTACTCTCAAAAATCTCATCTTGAATCGTTAAGCTAACTCCAGCGTCAAAATCTTCCACTGTTTCCGCACTTAAGGGCGAATCATTAAGAGAACAAACCTCAGCAATCAAAGACGAGATAAATCCACCGCCATTAGATTGAGCCTGTAAAGCCTTGAGTAAATCTCTACCCGTAGCCATCCTCTTAATATCTAATTTCCCTTGCTCAATCTCTATATATCCTAAATTGCTCATTATTTACCTTATAAATTAATTAATCCACCATTAACACGAATTCCAAAAATGCTTGACGCATCTACCTCAAATAACACATCTCCATTCAAATAAAGACTGTAATAATCCACCGCAAAGGTAGTCTCAGGTTTTACTCCTTCTCCTTTAGAAAAAGTACCACCCATCATCATCTTCGGACGCACTCTTAAAAAAGCACTATATAAACCAGGGATAGGACCTTCTAAGCTAGTAAAAATAGCTTGATCACTTCTTAATTGAATTTGAGAAGTAATAACAGGATTGTGCATTAACCTAGAAATTTCGGGCGGTTGATGTAGCCAAACAGCCTTAGCCTCCATTTTGGCAATAGAAGCAGGTAATTCAAGAGTACCCACCATTCCTAAAGAAGAATACTCAACTTGCTCTATCTCAACTTCTGGTAAATCAAAACTCTCACATAGTCCCGTAGCCTCAAGACCGTCAACATAAACACGACAATTTGATAATCTGCGAATCATAATTAAATCCCCACAAGCTCACGGCCATTATTTAAAGAATTAGCAAGATTTACATTAAGATAACTCAAGAAAGTTATTCTTTCAGCAGGAGGAGACGGCAACATATCCACCCTAAATACCAACTGACCATCAGCAATTTGTTGGCTCGGATTATCGTTAGGATCATAAAAAACCCTTGACCCGTCTAATAACCCACCTTGATTAATCAAAGTACGCAAATAAGCATTAATACTATCTAAAATAGCATCAATTAAAGCATCGTTAATAGGGTAATCAACATACTGCATGGCAAAAGCCCGAATACGCTCATTAATCACTATTTGAGAGAATCTTATATTAATGAAATTATCAGGATTGGTACTATTAGGAAAAGCAAAATTTCTATTGCCCCATGTCCGAAGCCCACTGCCAAAGTAATTAATAACCGTAACAACTCCACTCGCATTAAGATTATTCGCTTCAGTACTCTCATTGCCGGGGATAAATTCGATAGGAAACTCAGTGCCTACAACTCCCTTAATTTCAGTATTAGAAGGACTCCACCAAAATCCACGAGCCACAATTTTATTTGCCCAAATCCCCGCAAATCGAGAAGAAAAAGGCTCTAAAACATTTTGATTTAAGATATTACGGAAAACTTTTAAGTAAGGATAACAACCAATCAATCGACTACTAGAAGAATTAAAATTAATTGTGCCATTAGGTCCACGCCCTGAAATAACATCAGTATAAGGAGTACCTAGTGGTGCATCAATAACTGCCATCGCATCAATAGTATTAGCAATCTGATCCATTGCT